CTGTTGTTCTGAGTAGTGTTGAAAGTAAAGATCACATACCATGGCCCAAAAATCAATACGATACTGTGCTGCATTACCAATGATCACATGCGGTAATCCCGATTGCTCTACTGCTTCAAAAATTTTTGGAACTGCTGGATCTACAAAGTTATGACAGATAATAAAATCAGGACTGGAATTCTTAATGAGGTCTGCTAGATTTGTTTCGTGCAGCCAAGTGGGATTGATAATCATTACACGCTCAACATCCAGTTGCTCACGTGCTTTGTTTTCTAACATGTAAACTATAAGTTGCTCAACACGACCAGCTTTCCAAGCATAGGGAAAGCCATTTGTGCCTTTGATTATTTGCATTATATTCTAAAACTTTCTCCGCAACCACAACGGTCACGTTCATTGGGATTGCGAAATTCAAAACCCTCATTGAGGCCTTGGCGCACATAGTCCACTGTCATACCGCGTAGGTAAACATCGTTTTTGAGATTTACCAACACCACAAAGTTGGGCTGTGCATAATTTATTGTGTAAGGGTCTGCGTTGTATTCTTTGGCATACTCCAACACATAGGCCAGGCCTGAGCAGCCCGTGGTACGTACACCAAGGCGTATACCGGCGTAGCCTTTGTCAGCGATCAGTTTTGTTATCTTTGCTTGAGCCGCATCAGTTAACGTTATCATGACGCTTCTTGTAGTCGTCCACTGCGGCCTTTATAGCATCTTCTGCAAGTATGCTACAATGTATTTTAACCGGTGGGAGGGCAAGCTCTTGAGCAATGTCTGAATTAGTAATCGTTCGTGCCTGGTCAAGCGTTTTTCCCTTGACCCACTCTGTAACGAGGCTGCTGCTTGCGATGGCGCTGCCGCAGCCGTAGGTTTTGAATCTAGCATCTGTTATTACTCCATCTTGTACTTTTATTTGTAGTTTCATAACGTCACCACAGGCCGGTGCTCCTACCATGCCTGTGCCCACATCGTCATCATCTTTATCGAATGTGCCAACGTTGCGAGGATTTTCGTAGTGATCTAATACTTTGTCTGAATATGCCATAATTATTGAACGTCTTCGGTGTGTTTGTGTTTGATTGATTTTTTAAGTATCTTGACCCAGACCTTTTGTTCTTTGGCTAGGTCGTGTCTAAAGATTGCCTTGTAGAGTTTCTTGCGAAGTTTACGTAGTTTCATTGTGTCTCCTTAGACTGAAAAACTTGATCCACAGCCACAGGTAGTTTGTGCGTTGGGATTATTGATTGTAAAATTGCTGCCCATGAGTTCTTCTTTGTAGTCAATTGTGGCACCTTGCAGGTACTGCATACTCATGCTGTCAATTAGTACAACGACACCATTGTTATCAATAACAAAGTCGTCTTCGTTTTGTTCTTCGTCTAGTGTGAAGCCATAACTAAATCCGCTACAGCCTCCACCTTGCACGAATGTGCGTAGTTTGACAGCAGGATTATTTTCCTCGGCCAATATGTCTGTAATTTTTTCCAGTGCAGATTCAGTTAGTGAAATCATCGGCAAGTTCTCGTAGTTGTAATTGATCCATCAGGATTTTGGATCTGCGTCCAAGGGCTGCAATTTTCTTGCTGCTGTACAATGACTGGTGCTTGTTGTTGCACAATTACTGCTGGTGCCGGACGAGCCATTTCGTACCCAATTGCTCCGCCGATAACAACAGGAGCTACCCAGCCCCAGCCACCACGTCCATCGTGACGCCAATATCCATGTTGCGCTGCTGCGCCAAAACTGATTGTAACTAATAGTAATGCTAGAATCTTTTTCATAGAAAAACCCCTTATATAAGATATTTATTATAAGGGGTTTCTGTCAAAAAGTCTAGTGATTATGAACGACTACTTAGTGCTCGGTTTGCCATTGCGCTAACTGTCTTTTCTGGAGCAGTCTGTGCGCCGCCACCTGCACCAACAGCTCCACCTACATCAGCTTCGGGGCCTTCAATTGGTTCTGGAGGATTGATAAACACATACTTGACACCATCTTCGTTGTCATCAATGCTTTTGATCATTTCTTTGACTGTGTCATTGTTGCTTTTGGCTTTTTCCAATGCGTTCAAATCAAATGCTTCACCGCCTGGTTTGTTTTTAACCAAATTCATTAGTGCAGTGACTGCGATTTTGGGAATCTTCTTGTCGCCGGCACTGAACTGGATTTCACGTAGCGTGTCGATCAAGGCAGCATCGGCTTCGTGGTCAGCATCGTCCTCGATATGTGCGCTGATATCGTCACCCATATCAAGGTCGTCTTCAAAGAGGGCAAACTCTTTATATCTCATTTTTTAGCCTTGGCGTCCTTAGCCGCTTTTTTCATCGACTCTTTTTTGTCGCCGTCTTTGTCAAGATCGATATAGTCTGGTTTGGCTTTCTTGGCTTCTGCCATGCCACGACGTTCACGGCCTAGTTCTTCTGTACCACCGGCTGCTGCGCCAGTTGCTGCAAACTCGTCGCCGCCTTCTGGCGCAGGAGCGGCCATGTCGCCCATGCCAGCGTCAGGAGCAGGTGCACCGCCCATAGCGCCCATGTCACCACCCATGTTCATGTCAGGAGTAGATTCGCCAGTTAGCTGACGTGCTGCTGTGTCAGCACTGGCACGTCCATCGCTCAGTTGTTGCCATAGTTGTTGTAACAATGGAGTTACTGCGCCTTTGAATGCTTCGGCCTGTTGGTCACCAATTTGATCACGGATGGTGTCTAACAGTGCCGGCAACTGTTCGTTTTGCATTTTGCCGATCTTTTCCAACATGTCTTGAATACTATCAACCATGTCTTTGGCTGCTAGTGTAGCTTCGGCCTTGGCCATTTCACTTTCAGTGATCAACTGTTGACGATTTTCAACCATCCAACGATTCAGGCTTTCACGTACCATGAACATTTCCATGTACTGTGGATTTTGTTCTGCTGTGTGTACGCCGTGTGTACGTTTGGCACGGTCCAACGTTTCATTAAGGCCTTGAACGATGTTGTAGGCTTTCTTAAACGTCATGTTTGCATAGTCAATTTTGAAACCAAAGCGGCTTTCCACCACTTGGTTAATTCGGTTAGCTCTAGGCTGGTTGCTCATTTCTGATAAACGCATGGTTGTTATTCCCAATATTTTATATATTTAGCGTGTGATAAAGATTTCTGCAATTGATTATTGGCGTTACTGAGCTGTAGACGTGCATCAAATAATCTTGCTGTCCATATGTCTGCTTTATCATACTGTTTTGCTATTTTAGCACGTTTTACACTGGATTCATAGTGTTGTATGTCGTTTCTTAACCGTAGTACTGAGGCATCTGCCAGTGCTATACTGTCGGCTACATGGTAGCGTTGACTTTGATAGCACAAGGTGTAGAACACTGCACTCAGCTTGTCTGTGAAGTTCTGTATCAACTGGTTGTCGCTGTTGCGTAGTTGCCAAACTCCGTGATCGTTTAAGACACGATAACGCCCTACTACATAGCCCAGGTCTCCCAAGGGCCATATATAGGGCGTTTTTTGTCCTATGCTGAGTTGATGTATTTGTTGTTCAGTCCATTGGCTCAGATACAGAGCTGTGGCCTTGATTATGGCTTTAACTTCTGCTAGATCCGCTGATTCGTTTTTTGTAGATGATGCGACCGTTTTCATTGATTCTGTATAGTACGTCTTTGTTGACTAGTTGATTTGCTATGAGCTGATGTCTGGGATCTAGCTTTGACTTGTGTAGTTCTTTGGTCTCATTGAACATGTCCAATATTTCAGCTTCTTCGTTGGTTATTGGCAGTGTCAAGTTATTTAATAGTTCTACGATACGCATGTTAGGAAAGTTTGACCAGTAGTGTGATTATGCCTGTAATTAATACGCCGATAATTGTGGTGCCAATGGCAATCATGGTTTTGTAGGGATCAGCACTCTCTTTGGGGGCATCCGCTTTAGGGGCATCCGCTTTAGGTTGCTGCGGTTGCGATGTTTGCAAACTGGCCACCAAGCGGTCTTTGATGTCGATGAGATGCAACTCGACTTTGTCTATGCGATGTTCTAAGTTGTCTAATTTTGTTTCCAAGCTGGCGTACCTCACTGCACAGATTTCTACGTGCGCCTCAAGGTTCTGCTTTTCTATTTCAGTTGGCTTCATCACTATCTATTCTTTCAAAGGGGTTGATGCTGTTTGAGTCGTTGCCGTAATGATGAGCCATGAAGTGAGCCAGAGTAGGTGCCAGTAGCATCTTATACGTTATTTATGTCCCAGTAGCCTTTTTTGAAGTATATGTTCTTGATGGCACCGTAAGGATAGAATATGGGCAGCATGAAACGTGCTGTTTCGTCTAGGCCGCAAATGATGGGCACTTGATCAAATGCTTCGGCCAGACGTCCCACGGGATTGGTACCAATGGTGAATATGTCACTGTGCTCGGTGGCAAACTGCCAAACCCATACACGCTG